GTTTTCTTAGCGCGTTTAAGGCGATTATAGTTTGTAAATAAAAATGTTGATTTACACCTTGTTAACAAGGTGCAGGTTCAATCGCAAACCTGATTACTAGTTCTCTTTATGTGTTGAATGTAAAAGACGTTTGTGGCGGGGCTTTAAGCCATCCAAAAGTCAAATCATCTCCAGCAGCTGGATATATAGCAAAGGCTGGTAAAGGGCTACCATCCAAATTGTTGATTTCGTACCTGGGCAGTAAAGTGGCATAGCTATATTCAGGCCACTTATTGACATTTGTAGATGCAAAAGCTGTTCTATTTTCCCAAGGTATCTCAACAGTACACCAAATCCTGTCTTCCAAATTATGGAAGTACATTCCTGAAGCTCCATACGTTCCAGGCCATTCTATAGGTGTATTTGTTGCATCAATAGCTACTGGCAATAATTCAACTGGACGGACTGAAAGTGTACAAGGGGCTAATACTAGGGGCGCACCTACAGGAACTTGTCGAAAATGAAATCTTACAGAACCCCTATAGAATTGATACATTCTTGCTATAGCATTCAAAAGGGTCAATGGCTGTGTTGCTCCAACAATGAAGTTTGTTTGTCTCCAATCTACTGTTCCCACATTAGCGCTCGTTGTTGTAAGGAAACCTGGTCTGTGCAAAAGACTTTTCACACTGTTAATCTCCTCGCCGTGGCATATATTCTTTCGCAAAATGCTTCTTGCCGGTCCGACGAGTGGTTCAAAAGTGTGAGAAAATACACTCCTCAAGTTGCAACTGTTCTCTCCAGGTCCGGAGGCTATTTCTGGTCCAGATTGTCCAATAAACATCTTATTGGGCTGTTCTCTTGGTTTGTAGAGCATAAGGTCTTCAGCTCCACTAACAAAGATGTTGAGATATACTGTAGCTAAAGAGCTATTCTCTATTCCAGTTATCCCATTCACAACAGCTACTTGTATTGTTCCTAAACATTCATCAAGGCTATTTGCTACTAGGGGCACTCCTGTTGGGTCATCTACAGTATAGTAGGGCACTATTCTCTTGGTTTCCGAATCGGCTAACCAAGGTATCGTGAATGATATCTCTGAATCTCCATTGAAATCCCAGATTCTCGAGATATAGTCTCCAGCTCCTCCAGAAGTATCAGCTGGGATGTATTTTGATGATGGAAACCACAAAATACGCAATCTTCCCGTCACAAAACGGGAGCACGATAGTTTCATATGAACTTTGAAACCACCGCGATAGGAGGTGAAAAAATTGGACAGGTAGGACATCGGCCCTTGATCTTGAGTATAGGTGAAAGTCCCAGTTCCTTCTGCTCCTGTCCAATGGCACATGCTTGGATTCAATGGGAACTGGGTTATTACAGTATTTGGGGCTGCAGAAGGGCTAATTTCCAGAACACGGAAAAGGCTTGGAGTTAATAAGATGTTCTTGATATCCATCTCATCTCGTGTCTGATTATAGACTCCATAGTGTGTTGCGACTTTATTTTCTGGATCAAGGGCTAGTTTATAAGCTTTACTCATTCCCTTTCCAGTGGCAATATTCTCTGTAGTTGAACGCAGCACTGTCTCTGGTACTGAAAGGTCTATTGGCTTCTCTAATTTAAGCATTCTTGTCATACTCTTAGTTGCCTTAATAATAGGAGAAGCAGCAATAGCGTACTTACCAACAACAGGCAATACAGTGCAAACAGACAACAAATCATCCACTTTGGTAATCGCACTAGATATAAATCCG